AGGCTATAAGCCCATTGATCGTAGTCAGGTTCAGGTAGCTGGTGACATCCGTGTCAGTATAGACTTAGGTTGATATTCTCTGAGATTTGCATGGCGTAGGACTGGCTAGATATGGGGGTAGGGGAAAAAACTAGGGCTTAGCTAGTGTGACATGGTCCCCCACAAACATTATTAGCCCTCAAGGCTCGATCACCCTGCGCAACGAGCCGAGATACTCCCTGCTATTCTGTGCGGTTGATAATTATTTTTTCTTTAGCTAAGGTCCGATTATGAGCAGATTTAAAAAGAAACCAGAGCCGACACCTCCTCCCCGACAGGACATGACGAAGGTGAAGGCTGCATTACAGAGTACAGGTTATGGTAGCGAAGAAGCATCAAAATCCTAGCGGCGGTTTAAACGCAGCTGGACGCGCCCACTTTAACAAGACCACGGGTTCCAAGTTGAAGGCTCCTGTTAAGTCTGGAGACAATCCCCGCCGTGCTTCTTTCCTTGCTCGAATGGCAGGCGTTAAGGGTCCAATGAAAGACGAGAAGGGTCGTCCGACTCGTAAGGCTTTAGCATTGAAAGCATGGGGCGCCTCTTCCCCAGCAGATGCCCGGAAGAAAGCTGCTGCGATAACCAAAAGGAATAAGTCCCGTGGGTAACAATACTCTGAAGAAACCGATTACCAAGCAAGCTGTGTATGAACGGTTAAGCAGTCAGCTTGATGACATGGAAAAGGCTCACAACAATAAGCCTCTCAAGGTTATTAAGCGAGCTATCATCAAGGCGTTTAATCTGAAGCGCATCCCCAAGAAGAACGATGTTATCTCCAGCAAGCACTATTCATTGCTGAAGCGCGTTGAAAAGATGGAAGCTGACATGATTAAAGAGGGGAACGAGTAATGTGTTTCGGTGGAACTAAAGCTAAGAACGAGGCTGACCTAAGGGCATCGCAAGAACGCAGCGCGATTGAATCACAGAACAGGGACAGGACTGGGGATACATATACAAGACCTACTGGCTCTACTTACAAAGCATCTTCGAGCAGCGACAAGGTAACACGCCCGAAGGCTCGTACTGGTAACGCTTATCGTCAATCAACTGGTCGGCGTTTAAACCCAAGTCTCTTTCAGCGCGTTCTAGACACAAGCCCAACTTACAATGCAGCTAGTTATCTTAGCCGCAGATTTGACCCGAGGGGATAGACTATGTGTTTCGGTGGTAAAAGCTCAGGCCCAAGCGCGGCGGAAATGTACGCAAAGCAGAAGGTGAACTACGGAGCATTGCCTTCGTTGTCTCAAGACAAGGTTGAGCGTAAAGCCCCTGAGATGAAAGACGTTGAGACACCGGAGCAGCGCATAGGAAGTGCGCGGCGTAGTTTACTTAACCCTTATGGAGCTGGATACTAATGGCTTGGAAGATTGCTAACTCAGGAGAGGCTTACGATGGGCCTACTCACGTTCTTGCTGGAATTACTTACACAGGCGCAACGCGCAAGCCGGGGACTAAACGTCTGCTTTTCATTGCAGATGCCGAAGTAAAACCAGCGAAACCAAAGAAAACAGCCAAGGTGAAGAAGAATGGCAGTAAATGAAGCAGGCAACTACACGAAGCCCAAGATGCGGAAGACATTGTTCAACCGCATAAAAGCAGCGAATGTTCAAGGAACAGCAGCAGGCAAGTGGTCTGCTCGTAAAGCGCAGCTACTTGCTAAACGATACAAAGCTGCTGGTGGTGGATACCGATGAAGTCTCCTCAGAAATCCCTTGTAAACTGGGGCAAGCAGAAGTGGCGCACCAAGTCCGGAAAGAAGTCTAGTGAGACGGGGGAGCGCTATCTTCCCGCTAAAGCTATTACTGCTCTTAGTAGTTCTGAATATGCAGCTACAACCGCAGCTAAACGAAAGGGCAAGGCTCAGGGTAAGCAGCATGTGGCTCAACCGAAAGCCATTGCCAACAAAGTAAGGAAATATAGAAATGGAAAGTAAAGCAGTAGAAGGCGTAAACTTTATTCGCCAGAGAAAAGGCGAATCTGACGCTGAGTTTAAAAAAAGACAAAAGGCGTTTCGTATCGCAATGCGAAAGCGTAAAGCTAAGATGGCTAGCGGCGCTAGAGGCTCTGATTATAAATGAGCTTTATCAGCACGTTAAAGCCTATGGAGCTACAAATGCTTCGTGGCATTGTTCGCAAGACTGAGTTTGCCTATGTTGAAGCAAAGCACGGCAAGTCTTTTGTTACCGATGCTGAGTGTGACAAGCTAATTGAAAGCATTGGCCCCGAGGTCGTGCAACGTATGATTAAGTTCGGCGTGGATAAAGGACTGCGGTAGTGGTTGACTTCAAGTATAAGCCTGACGGTGATGTCCTAAAGGGCTTTATGAAAGACAACACTTTCTTTCGTGGCATACGCGGTCCCGTAGGTTCTGGAAAATCTGTTGCTTGCTGTGTTGAAGTATTCCGCCGCGCTCTTGAACAAAAGAAAGCACCTGATGGTACTCGGAAAAGTCGCTGGGCGATCATACGGAATACCAACCCACAGCTTAGAACAACGACAATCAAGACTTGGTTAGACTGGTTTCCCGAGGCTGACTGGGGAAAGTTTACTTGGTCCGTTCCTTACACGCACAATATTAAGAAAGGTGAGATAGAACTTGAAGTTATCTTTCTCGCGCTGGATCGCCCCGAAGATGTCAAGAAACTCCTATCTTTGGAGCTTACTGGCATCTGGATTAACGAAGCACGGGAAATACCTAAGAGTATTATTGATGCCTGTACTATGCGTGTGGGTCGTTACCCTTCTATGCGTGATGGCGGTCCTTCTTGGACTGGCGTCATTGCCGATACCAACGCTCCTGAGGAAGATCACTGGTGGCCGATTATGTCTGGAGAAGTACCAATCCCGGATCATATACCGCGTGAGCAGGCTAAGATGTTGGTCAAACCGGATAACTGGAGTTTCTATACGCAGCCCGCTGGCATGGTCGAAAAGAAGTCCACGGAAGGCGAGATAGAAGACTACGTTCCCAGCAAGGATGCTGAGAACCAGAAGAACATGATGAAGAGTTATTACCCCAACTTGGTGCAAGGTAAGACTAAATCTTGGATTGATGTCTATGTGATGAACAGGTTGGGCCATATACAGGAAGGAAAGCCAGTATATCCTATGTTCGCAGCAGAAGTTCATGTAGCCAAAGAAGAAATACCAGTTGCAGCAAGCGTCCCCGTGTACGTTGGCGTAGACTTTGGCCTGACCCCAGCCGCCGTTTTGGGGCAAAAGGTTCGTGGCCGCTGGTTCATACAGTCAGAAATCGTTGCAATAGACATGGGGATTGTTAGATTCTCAGAAGTCTTGCGACAAGAACTGGCAACTAGATTCGCTGCGGCTGGAGAAGTCATCATTTATGGTGATCCCGCAGGTGACTTCCGCGCGCAAACTGATGAGTCAACTCCCTTTCACATCATGCGCGGAGCTGGCTTGAGGGCTTTCCCAGCGCCCTCCAACTCTGTTGATCTTCGACTTGAGGCTGTCTCCTCCCAGCTGACTAAGATGGTTGAAGGTAAGCCAGCGATGTTAATAGATCGGCGCTGCCCACAGCTTATTAAGGGCTTTGAGGGTGGTTACGCTTATAAGAGGATGCAGGTATCTGGAGAGCGGTTTGCAGATAAACCTGATAAGAATATGTTTTCTCACGTCCACGATGCAGCACAATATCTGTTTCTTGGTGCAGGCGAAGGCCGCGCTCTTATGAATAGCCAGAAGCCAGCCACTCCTACAGTGGCTAAACGTGACTTTGATGTGTTTAATAAAGGCCCAGCCAAGCGGAAAAGACAGGGCTTGTGGGCAAGAATGTAGTTTGTGCGTTGAGTTTTTGTAAGTTTCGTGCTTACGAGGAGTAAGGAAAAGGAGATTTACTATGTGTTTTGGTGGTGGTGGTGGCGGTCCAAGTCAAGAAGAAAAGCAAGTATCTGTAGATCAGTCGCTTGAAGCAGATGCAGCAAAGCGCGAATCTGCGGAAGATTTAGCTTCTCAAAAGCGTGAAGACATTAGTGAAGCTCTTGAGGCTAGGCGCACTAGCGAAGGTCGCGGTGGCGGAGGTGGTCGAGGTCGTAGATCATTGTTTCGTAGCGGTGGGTCTGGAGCTGGATTTATTGGCAGGTTTGGCCGCTAATGGACAAGGTAGCTAAAACATATATCCAACGCTACCAAAAGGCTAAGTCCTTTAGGGAGCAATGGGTTCCGTTGTTTGAGGAGTGTTATGAGTACGCTCTTCCACAACGCGAGTCTTTCTATTCTGAAACTCCCGGTGAGCGCCGTGACGATAAGATCTTTGATGAGACAGCGGTAGTTGGTGTGCAAGAGTTTGCTAGCCGACTGCAATCTGGTATCGTTCCTAACTTTGCTCGATGGGCAGACCTTATGTCTGGCAGCGAGGTTCCAAAAGATCGGCGCGAAGAGATCGACAATGAGCTAGACGATGTTACAGACTATGTGTTTGAAGTCTTGCAGAACTCTAACTTTAGCCAAGAGGTACATGAATCGTTCATGGACCTAGCTGTTGGCACAGGTATCCTCTGTGTTGAAGAGGGTGACGCAATTAATCCTATTAATTTCAGTGCCATACCACTTCCACACGTTGTACTGGACACCGGACCTGACGATAAGATTGACCACGTTTATCGTGAGCGCAAGAAGGTTAAGTACGATCAGCTAAGTGAGTTGTACCCTAACGCTACTTTT